CGCGAACTACGGGGGGTGCTAAAAAATATTGATACAGAGTTGACAGATAATGGCGTCAACATGGGGCTGACTGACTTTTCCGAGGGGTTAGGGAGAGCTACGAGGGCGAGTGCCAAAACAGCAACAGCAATAAAAGACGGAGGCGCCTCCGCCAAACAAGCCGCAAAGGACAATGAATACCTGGCCAAGGCGATAATGAAGGTCGCCAACGCTATAATGCAGAAGAAGATAGCTGAAGCCTGGGACAAGCAGAACATGGCCGACTGGGTTAGGGCCAGTGCTGCGGCCACCAAGGTGCTAGAAAAAGACTTTAGCGATTATATGACGGGCGTAGAAAAGGATGTAGCCGACGGTAAAGCAGCGATGCAAGAATACTTCGATGTTCTGGAGGGGCTAGGTTCTGATTCTGGTTCGGCGTTCGAGTCATCCATATTTGGTGACGACGCTGATCAGGGGCTTCAAAACTTCATGGGTTCTCTGGAAAAGCTTTTTGAGATGTATAAGGAACTGGGTGATGAAGAGGCTGAAATAGCTGCCGCCAGAGATAAATTTAGTAAAAAGCAGTTTGAAAACGATGAAGATAGAATAAAAGCACTTAAGATTATTACGGACAAAGAATCTGATTTTGCCGAGAAATCGATTGAGTCCCAACTTGGTGCTTACCGGGAGTTGTTTGGCACGTTAGGCAGCATGTTTGAAGAAAACAGTACTGCACGTGAAGCCATGCACATCGCTGAAATGGCCTTTGCTGCGGCTGAGATTGCCATAGGGATGCAGAAGGCTTTGGTGAATGCTATTGCGTCCATCTCCGCACAGGGCGAGATACCCATAGTTGGTTTTGCAATGGTCGCAGCAATGGCAGCTATGCTGGGTGCTTTGCTTGCACAAATCGGAGTTTCGATAGGCGGATTAAGTGGCAGCGCACCTGAAGGGGGCAGTACAAAAACATATCTATCGGATCAGTCTGACTCCTGGGAAACAGAATCGTTCCAAGATGTGTATGATATGTTGGATGATAATGATGCAGAACAGTATGCGGCGTTATTAGATATATATTATGAGATTCGGCAGCTTAATTCTAACATTACTGCTTTAGCGACAAGTATAGCAAAAGGGTCCGCAGAGTTTAGCATTGATGTCCCTGCTGGGGAGTACAGTGCAATGAGGCAATTCTATAATGCGGTATCTCAGATAATAAAGAAAGTCTGGGGCCTTCTCACGAAATTAATGGGCTTTCTTACTCCTATCGCAGATTGGATAGCTGATTTCGTTATCGGATTTATAGGCGATGTTATTTCCGGTATCATAGGCGGAGGAAAAAGTTATGAGTTGTGGGACGTGGGTCTTTGGCAAAGTGGCACTGTCAACCTTCAAGACTTTATGGACGGCACCGACATGGTGTTTGAGTGGTGGGCTAAGATAAGGGAGCATACGAAAGGTGGGGCATTTAGAGAAGATGACCTACGAGATTTTTACGAAACTGAGCCTGTTACAGATGAGTTCTCAGACAGGATGAATAAAATCTTCAGGGGAATTACAGAGTCAGTATTAGCTTTGACGGATATATTTGGGATGACTGCGGAAGAAGTTAGCCGGATCATGGCCGACTTTACAATCGATCTCCCGGATATGGGCGGGATGAAAAACGCCTCGAATGATCAGATTGCGGCTGCATTTGAAAAAATGTTTACTGATTTCGGGGATGATTTGGCAGAGGCTTTCTTTGGCGATTTGATAGAGGACTTCATCCAGGAAGGTGAGGGATTTTATGAAGCCGCAGTCCGTATCGCTATGGAGTTGGTTATAGTGAGAGAAGTCCTTAATTTGACAGGAAACGCTGTTGATACGAATACTGCGGGGTGGATTGATTTATCTCAGGCGCTTATCGAAGCGGCAGGTAGCTTGGAGACATTAACAGATGCGTTTGAGATTTATTTCTCGGAGTTCCTAACTGAAGCAGAACAACAGGCATGGTTGGTGAATAATTTGGCTGAAAGCTATGCCGCAATGAATATGGAGATGCCCACTACGCGACAGGGGTTTATTGAGTTGCTTGCTGCCCAGGACCTAAACACAGAAGCTGGTAGAAAGAACTACGTCGCTCTTTTGGCATTAGCAGCAGCCAGTGATTTATATTATGATTCATTGGAAAAGGGAACGCAATCTATCATTGACGCACAACGCAAACTGTCCGGAACTACTGAATCCGGGAAGATGGGGGACATTGCGTCAAGATATGGCTTCGACGCATCTACCATATCGAGAGAATGGTCGGAAGCATTGGTTGAAGCGTTTAAAGCTGCCAGTCCTGAAACTATTGCACAGTGGGCTAAAGACCTGGGGGTTACATCGGAACAACTCGCTGAGGACGTTCTCGCCGTTGCGGATGCGTTTGAACTTACAGCAGCAGCAGCAGCATCGCTTGTACCGAATATTATATCTTTATTTCAATCCATGGGTTGGATGACTGATCAAAATTGGAAGCAGTTAGAAGAGGCTTATGCAGCAAAGTATAAGGTTCCAGAAGCAAGTGCACAAGAAATGTTAGATTGGGTTAGAGATAACCCAGAACAGATTGGTGATCTTTTAAAAGCTCTAGGCATAACATGGCAGGAATTCGCAAGTGATATGTCTGAATTAGGAAAAATAGCCAATCACGCATCCATTGCTATAAAAGAATTTAATGCTGCAATGGACAATATTGCATCTATTTTGTCAGGGATATCGATATCATCTTATTACATTGACTCAACCCCAAGTGGAATCAAAGCACGAATGGATGCTATTAAAGATTCTGAAGAGCCTCAAACAGCGGCATCATTACAACAATACGCAGAACTGATGAACCAATGGTACAATGGAATGCTAAAAATTGTGGCCACAATTAAATCTCTTGTAGCATCAATAGAGGCGACGATTAAGAGCATTAAGTATAGCGACCTAAACATCGGTTTACCGAGCACTAAAGCAGATGCAGCCAAGTCAGATTATAAAATGTTACGTGATGCGGCACTTGGTGCGGACAGCACCCCGGAAGACATCCAAGCATTCTTGAGTTTCACTCAAACTTATTTACAGCAAGCTCAAGAGGCATATAAGTCGTCACAGGAGTATCAGAATATTTACAAACAGGTTATGGAAGACATAGAAGCCGCTCGTGAGATGGCAACCGGCACTGAGTTTGAAGAAAGGCTTATGTCGGCTCAGGATATTCTCATCGGGAACACGGAACGGATATACAAAGCCATGGAAGAGTGGTTATTGACACAGCAATCTGAGATGGTCCTAACCATTGATTGGAAAAATTTTGATGGAACAGCGCAGGCTGCAATCAGTTTATTGGCTGAGGTTGTTGCTGCAAATGGCTGGGATTCCACAGTGACATTAGATTTTATGGCAGTTCTTGCCGGGAACATGGAAGACACTGCCAGCGCCATGGAAGTGTTGGATAAGATAGTTGGGGCAACTGGTTGGGATTCTGAGGCCACTGTTGCGTTTATAGGGGATCTAGCAACTAATCCAACAACTGGCACAACATGGGCAGATATTCAAGCAAAGTTAGATTTAGTGGGTGTTACTCAAACGGTGCAGATGGAGCTATATGCGACATGGCTTGCAAGTAGTCCTATTACTTCGGGTAACATGTTGTATTTGATAGGACTCTTTGGAGAAACAAGTCCGATTGGGATGGCGTTAGTGGCAGCATATACTAATCCTGATGCACAAATGTCTCAAGCCGACTTGATGAAAATCCTGGATGAGTTCGGCATATCGGATACCGTTAAAAAAGAGATTCAAGCAAACATAGACGTTCAAAACGCTATTCCTATTGCAATAACTGAGATGGACGTATGGAAAGCACAACTTGCAGTTCTAATCGGTATTCTCGAAAATACATATACTACTGCTAGGGCTGTATCTGCAACTGGTACTGCGTTTGATTCTGAGGATATTGTGAGGATTTTTGATGGTATCGACTGGTCCGGTCTAACTGAAATAATGACTGGTGGTTCATTCCAAGATATAGAAACGAATCTTTTTAGCTTAATGTTAGCCGAGTTGAAGACCATAGCTACTAATACTGCCGGTACCACTACTGATGGCGTAACAATGGCTCAGGTGACCTCAGCAATTTCAACTCATGATACAACTGCCGACCCTCACAGACAAAGATTTATAAATATCGCAAATGGCGGCATAGATATGTCTAATTTGATAGTTGATCATGCTGAAACAGCACAGGATTTGTCAATTAACGCTGTAAGGAACGCAATAAACGCAGTACATGGCGTGGGGACCATCACAGACCAGGTAGCTAATGCTTATCGCTATGGACTTTGGCCTGAGTTCGCTGGATTCCGGAGTGGCGGTATTGCATCAGGTCCAGACACCGGATACCAAGCAACTCTCCACGGCACAGAATTGGTAGTATCACCTAAAACATTTTATCCAGCAACGCTTATCAATGGTGGGTCAACTCAAGCCGGGGCAGAAAGACCAATCAACCTAACGGTCAACATAGCCGGTAAGGAATTCAAGGGTGAAGTCCAAGCGTGGGCTGACGATGTGGTTGTGTTGAGGAACAAACGTGGCAGAGGTAACACCACACAGAGGTCTTTTCAATGATTCTTGTAGAGATATCGGCATCTAAAGATGTCGTTTTCACCGACACAGACGGAGTTGCATGGGTTAGCACAGCGGATGTTGAATGGGTAGACTCTTCTGGTACGCGCACATTATATCTATCATTGGATGGACAGGCCCTGGATCATTACTGGGACGCACTTATAAGCTCATTTTCATCGCCGAGCTATAGCACAGAGCAAGACTATGGCGGTTACGCGAGCATGAACTTCGGACAAATAACCATATCTCCAGATGCGTTCTCATCCGAATGGCCTCCCCCGGTACAAGGTTCGATCATTATAAAGAACACTGAAACGACAGAGGATGCCGCTGTTGACCTGTTTGTTGGGGACATATACCTAACTCAGTTTAGTGAAACCGATGTCACGTATGACCTAAATGCGAGAAAGTACACACAGAAATTGTTACGATTGGGGATAGATTATAATGGAGACCATGTCCCCTATCCACGGGCATTCGGTAAAATCACTCATGTTGAGCCGCTGAGACTTGCCGATGATGTATCAGACCAGCCTCAATACCATTTAGGTGGGATTAGCACAACCAGGAAGTCGGTAACAATATCATGTTTTACACTTGCATCCGCAGGAACAAAAACACAGGTTACAACTACATCCGCACACGGATTCAGCACCGGAAATTCAATTATAATTGAGGGCACTGTAAACTTTGATGAAACGCATGTCATTGAATCGGCCTCGGGTTCTGTATTCACTATTGATGTGACGTACCCAACCGACGGGTCCGAAGACCTGCCAGTTTATGCACATGCCATGCTATCCGGAAGTTTTGCTGTTTATGATGACGGCGTCCCCATTCAAAGCAATGTTACCGTGAATGTAGGTGGAACATTTTCGCTGATTGCGTCACCTGTTGGAACTGTGACAATAAGTGGAACATCGGTATATACAACCCTATTAGAGGTCGTTACATGGTGTCAGGGTGAGCTATCCGGTGTGGACTCGGTTGGTAGTACATATTCTCGCGGAACATCGCCTGACGTGTCATTCTGGGCAGACAGTCAAATGCCGATCATTGACTTCATGTCGGACATTTGTGCGTTCTTCACCCATTATTTTTACATCAAATCAAATATCCTGTACTTGGGAGACATGCTACTTGATAACGGTTCAACAACGTTAGATGAATACGGATATTTCACAGCATCTTACTCAGTCAACGATGCCATAAGCCAGATCGTAGCTAAGTGGGTAACTCATAAAGCAGTAGAGGAGCGGGTGGTAGGTGGTGGAAGCGCGGTGTATGTGAAGGATATTGAAAACGCTGTTGCTGAGTCACTTTACACGATAGATTCGGGAACTACAACCGGAACTGACCCTAACTACCTTGTTGACTCAGGAGCTGCATTTATTGGAATAGGAGTTCTAGTCGGGCAGGTTGTGATGAACACAACAGACGATACCAGTTCCGTAATTATCTCCGTGTCAGGGACACGCCTGGAAATTGAGGACGACATATTCGTATCAGGTGATGATTATCGCATAGGGCCGTCATTTCCGTATGGTCAGGATCTCGACTTGACGCCATATCATGATATTAAGAATAACGTGTCAGCGGCTCTTCAAAACATATTATCTGTAATGTCAAAGAACACGGCAGATATTACGATCCCAGTTTCAAGTTCATTGCCAGATCCGGGGACTAAAATAACATTTACAGACACGAGAATGGTATCTGGTGTTTCAACGTATATCAGGGCTAGGACAATCAGCTATGATTTTGAGAACTACCAGGTAATCATAACGGGCGAGGGAGTCATCACATGAGCGAGATTCATTCAGGAACATCGGTTACTTTGGCAACCATCCTCAATGCGGCAATTTCAAACTCGGACATCGCCTATATCTGGCATGGTTCATATAAGCGTAAAATGGTATTTGACTCGACATCCACGGATGCTACAGACACGACGAACCATCCGTATAAGGTGCGTCCGTCCGATTATGTCAATCCGGGAACTCTCGGTGTCTGGATTGAGGACATGGGGGCTGACCAACCGCAAGTATGGAATGCTAATCAAGTCAAGGGTATATCCGGCACGTCGCTTGAGATACTTGATGGAGGTGATATTACCGTTAATGCTGGTGGAGATGTTTACATGAAATCCAGTGTATCAGACGCTTCTATTTTGCAGTTTGCGATCCCGGCGGGGAATAGTGTTGATTTTGAGCTTGTGAAAGCAACGAATTATTTTAGAATTCACCCGGGGTCAGACGGTTCTGGGTATTTTACTTTAGGTAGAGAAATTCTTGGCGAGGGAACTAATGCGTTTTGGGGAATATTCAGCCAAGCCAGGAATAGATCAATGCACTTCGTTGTAGACAGTGCCGACGTTGCGTACTTGGATATTTACAACCCGGCTTCAGGTCCTTACTGCGAATTACATGCCACTGATGGGACTGACGTCTGCTCCCTTATTGTTCAAACCGACAACATAGAAATAACCACGAGTTCCGCTGTTGGGAAACAAGCATTATTAATTACTCAGAACGATGATAACGAGCCGTTCATTCGTTTTGATGGTACAAGCGAAGCAGGATCAGGCAAGAACGTGTCTACTTGGACAGCCGGGAATTCTGTCCAGAAGTTTATACGGATAAATATTATGGGCACCGATTACTGGATGCCAGTGTATGACGCGCCAACAAGCTAACGGGAGAAACCATGCAAAATCAAGTGAACATTCAGGATTTAATGGCAATCATTGGGGAACAGTTTGTGACCATTCGATTACTTGAAAAACGTCTTGCTGAAAAGGAACAAAAAGATGCGACACGCGATTTACCCAGAAAAGCAGGGAACTCCGACAACCACGAGTGAAGATGCTGATTATCCGGTAACGAACTTGTTGACAGATTACCGAAAGCAGGTGTGGAAAGCGGTATCATCAGTTCAGACAGCGACATTGACCGTACCTATATCTGCAGGGTCAGGGGTGATTGCGATATATGGCACGAACGCAACGTCAGGGTTCATCACTGTGGACGGTGGTAGTCTGGTCAGGACTGCAATTACTATCACTAAAGGTCGATACTGGCAGGAGTATACATACAATGCTGCGTCTTGCGTTGCCACGGTGGAAATTACCACCACCGCCACAACTCTTGAGTGCGGTATCGTCAGGGCCGGTGTTTTGTTGGAAATGACGAACCCTGCATATGGCATATCTGAGTCTTTAATGGACCATTCAATAAAGAAAGAACTGCGAAATGGGGCGTACTACACGAAGAAGTTAGAGATGAACCGGTTGTTGTCGTGGCAATGTCTTATGGATCGTGAGACGGATTATAGGGAGTTGATGACGCTTTATGAATATTACGGTCCAGATCCTTTTGCGATGCTCATTACTGACAAAACAGGCAATAACGATATTTGGACTGTGTTTGGTTCGTTTAAAACAGTCCCAAGTGCTAATCATGGAACACCATGTTATTCGTCAATTTCAATATCTATAGAGGAGGCGGTATGATGAAAAAGCTAATTTTAGTTTTAGTGTTGGTGCTCGGGCTGGCGTCCGGTGCTTCCGCTGCAAGTAAATTCTTTGGAGCAATCGGGTTAACCGGGGGGACCACTGGCGCTCTTGACGCCATCAGCGGGGACTTATTGACGGACGGTGATGGGGCCACAGTCATTACACCAACAAGCAGTTACACGTATCACCTTAACGGGACATCAGGTGCTGCGGAGTCATCTCCGGATATTATTGCACCGGACACGCTTCCCGGGACCAAGCGGTGGATACTTTTATCGACTATTAGCGCAAGCGGTACGTTTACCGGGAACATAGCTGCTGCCACCATAACCGAATCTGCAAATGCCGTCCCCAATGCAACGGACAACCTTTCTTTTTTCGCTGCTACCACATCGGCGCAATTAAGAGGTGTATTATCCGATGAAGTGGGAACAGGTGTCGCATATTTTGTAAACGGGGCTTTAGGCACTCCCGCATCCGGCGACCTGCAAAATTGCACAGAAACCACAGCTACCACCAAAGGTGTGATTGAACTTGCCACCAATGCGGAAGTGGCCGCGTTTGCAGACGAAACAAGGGCTGTAACACCTGAAGGACT